ACCGGGAATGGCAGGCGGAGCAGGGCAAAAAGTCTGCATGCTGTGAGGAATGTAAGGAAAAGGCTCCTCACGCTTCCGATAAGAAGAACTTTTTCGGCACTCGGGCCGAGGCCGAGGCCGCTGCTGCTGCCATTGGCTGCGCGGGAGCGCACCAGATGGGGGTCGGCAAGTGGATGCCCTGCGATGACCACGAACAGTATGTCGCTGCTAGGAATTCACCTAATGTTAGACGATTGGTTATTGAAACTCCAAACATGAAGCGAAGGAAACGGATTATCGACCTTCCGCGCACTCGCAACAACAATTGGGAGCCATTGATTAATAGAGGTGTTCGCGGCGTAGAGGCTTTGCCGGGTGGTGGTTTAGTTTCAGGAAAGCGTGACTATACAGACGAACGCCGTGCGGAGTACGCAGGCAGGGGAATGGCGATGCCGGATGGTTCGTATCCCATTCGTGATGTTGGCGATTTGAAGAATGCTATACAAGCGTTTGGTAGAGCAAAGAGTAAACCTGCGGTTAAACGGCATATAAAGAAGCGCGCACGGGCGCTTGGTGCAACTGAATTGATTCCAGAGCACTGGAAAGTTTCCTAGACTACTACTATAGCAGTTGCAGCGAAAATACATTTTCGTAATCTAAGATTACTTCTGTTCAAATCGGTAATGGTGCTTACCTAAGCCGACTGACATCAAAACCATCAACTATGTCGAACAGGAGTTACGACTATGGCATTTGACGAGAGTCGGCTGACAGAACTTCAGGGCGCTTTGCGCGAGAAGATGACAGCCAACAACGATATTGCGGATTCCTTCCGCACCGAGGATGGTGCAATCATCATCGACTCGGAGCGTAAGGCCGCTTTTGACACCAACATGGGTGAAATCAAGGAGATTAAGTCTCTGATTGATTCCATGGAAGACATGCAGCGGGTTTCGGATTGGGGTTCAGAGGCTCCAGTCGAATCTCTTGCTGCGGCTGCAAGCGCTGATCAGGCGGGGACACTGGCTTCTGTCGTTGTTCCTACTGGCGTGAAGAGCCTTGGCGAAGCATTCATTGAGTCTGACGAGTTCAAGTCAATGATGAATCGTGGTTCTGGCACGATGGACAGCCCTTACAATGTTAAGAACCTTTACGAAGGCGATTACAACGTCAAGGATGTTTATTCGGCTCTGCCCAGCGGAACGCCTGCGGCGTTTGGCACCATTCAGCGTGATCCTATTATCACGCAGCAGCATCGCCGGACCCGAGTTCGGGATCTTTTCCCGACTCGTCGGACCAATGCAGCAGTGATTGAGTATTTCCGCATGAGCGGTTTTACGAACGCTGCCAGCACGGTTCCTGAGCGTGTTTCGTCTGCTTTCGGCGCGAAGCCGCAGACGACGATGGCATTCACTGGTGTTCAGGCTCCAGTGCGGACCATCGCTCACTGGGAGGCTGCCCACCGCAACGTTCTTGCCGATGAGCCGCAGTTGCGGTCGATCATCGACAACGAACTCCTCTACGGCCTTCGGCTGCATGAGGACTACCAGATCCTTTCTGGCGCTGGCACTAGCGAAGACCTCACGGGTATTCTGAACACCTCTGGTATTCAGACATACGCATGGTCCGCAGGTGCGACGCTTCCAGTTAAGGACACCAAGGCTGATGCGATTCGGCGTGCGGCAACGCTGTCGTTCCTCGCCTACTACGAGCCGACGGGTGTGATTTTGAACCCGAACGACTGGGAAGACATTGAGTTGGTCAAGGATTCCAATGGCCAGTATCTCATGGCTGTCTCCATCGTTCAGGGTGCAGAGGCTCGTATTTGGCGGATCCCCGTCGTGGACACTCCTGCTATCGCTTCTGGTACTGCGCTGATCGGCTCGTTCGGTCAGGGTGCCCAGTTGTACGATCGGGAAGAGGCCACGATCCGAGTCAGTGAACAGCACAGCGACTTCTTCGTGCGTAACGCCATTGTGGTGTTGGCCGAGCAGCGCCTCGCCCTTGCGGTGAAGCGGCCTGAGTCGTTCGTTAAAGTCACCTTCGACGCTGCTCCTTCCTAAGCCTTAGGTAGCGAGTAGGTCAGTGACCTGACCGTATAGAGAAGCCCCCCGGAGAAATCCGGGGGGCTTTCTCGTTCTAGTCTTTGGCGAATGTTACACGGATGCCAGAATCCGTGAATGTTGCAACTAGGGGTGTTGCACTAGATATGTATTCCATAGAGAGCGATGAACGAGGCATTCTTTACAGGACGCGGTTGCATATTCGGGAAGTGGGCCAGTGATGTCAGGGTTGGCCTCATAAACTCTACCGACGTAATAGCAGTGTCCGCAGATGTTTTCTATTTCGGTCCAAGCGCCCTTATCTATGGCTGCTTCTAAAGCGAGAATGACCTGATCTAGAGAAAGAGTGCTTGGTTCGCCCATGAATCCCATGTTATCGGATGGGGCAGGCTCCGGTTGCACAATCGTCGTCTATCAATTCACTGGCTCCAACACCGATTGAGATTTTTTCATTGTTGACGTTATTGAGCATCTCTTGGTAGGTGTTTAATGAAATTGCTTCTAGAGGTGCTTGGTCAAATCCATGTTCGCTGTGGAGAAGGAAAGAAACCGATTTCATGGCATGCCAATTCTTTTTAAGGAATTGTTTTACGTCGTTAAGTTCTTCGGGCTTGATATAGACCGTTACCGAAACAGCGTTGTCTGCCCAATCTCGTTGGAGCCTGCATTGGAGTTCTAATTGTTCAACGGCGGTCATGTCTTCAGCAAAGACTGTTGTCGCAGGAAATTGGCAGGGAAATTCAACGACTTTGGTTCGTTTGTCGTTAGTGACCCATTCAATATGGTAACCACGTTGTTCGCAGTATGTAAGGAGTGGGTCTCCGGCTGCCATTCGAACTCTGCGAATGTGATAGCGACTGTATCCGGGGTGGACGCCGGGGGTTACTCCAGCAAGGAGGCTGAGGGTTCCACTTGGTTTGACCGTTGTTAGTCGAACAGATGTGGGCCATTCTTTATAGGTGGACCAGTATCGGTCGTAGTCGCGTAACATTTCGTAAGTTGACGACAACCAATCCAGTTTTTCTGCTGCTTGTGCGATGCCGGAAACCCCAAGGCCAAGGCGCATGTTCTTGCTTGTTATTTCATCTGATTCGCGGTCCAGATAAGGAAGTGCTGCGACTGCTTTTTGGATTTTGTACAAAAGTTTTGAAATATCTATAAGTTCATCTTGCGATTCAACATTCGGCAGAAAAATGTCTGCGAGATTGCAGGACTCACGATTAGCCAAACCGATTTCGGCGCAGGGGTTAGTTCCTTCGATTGTTTCATCTGGGAGGATTTCATGGCTACGTCCAAGTTTCCGTGCCGCTTCCAAATTGAACAGACCGTAGGGTTCGCCGTTGCCGTGGTATCCATCCCAGAAAGCATTTGGTAGAGCATTCGTGTTGGCTGTGACAACACTGTTGTTGGACATGGCTCTGTGTGGTGGGATGTCTCCCAGATCCCACCGCTTGGCGTTGAGATAGTCGGTGTCGTATGGGTCTCCGAGAGCGATTTCTGCGCTGCGACGGACGTTTCCAGCAACGACTACAGACCCAATGATGTTACCGATGTCTAAGACTTCGGTTGATTTGAGGTGACGGCCTACCGCTTTATCTAGGAGAGCGCAGATTTTTGTGATGCCTTCTACCAGAATGCCCGGTCCTGATGCAGTGCCTCCAAAAGTTTTGATTGGGGCGCCTGCTGGTCTGATCATTTCCGTGGAGTAAGACAGTTCTGTTGGATCATCTTTGCTACCAAGATAAGTTTTCATCGCTCGCAGAAGGCATTCCGACCAACCTTCCCGCTTATCGGGTGTGATGTAGTCGGCGTCTGGGACGTTGTGATTTGTAACAACGCCCTGTCGAACGACTCCGAGACGTTGTGGGTGGAGAATGGAGAAACCAACGCCGCCGCCCAGCATGAGGCGTTCAAACATCCATGCAAAATCTTCGGGCTTTTTGATATCTACGAACCAGCAATTACACAAACTGTCGCCACCAAGCCGGAAATTGTTGGGGGTTCCCAATTGCCAGAGCATCCGTCCACCGGGTAGGCCCTTGAGGTTGAACATGTAATCGAACAAACGTTCGGATTCGTCTTTGGTGAGTTCGGCTCCGATTGCGTCAGCGCCGTCAACAACCCGTTGACAGGTTTGCCACCACTCTTCCGTTTGCCCGCTGTCCTCATCTACGATGCGAGCGTAGGTTCGTTTGTAAACGATGTAACCGAGTCCATCAAAACCCCATGGGGGAGTTTTTGAAGAGTAGGGTGCTAGAAATTCTTGTGATAATGGCATATCTATATCTACCTCTGGCGTATTGTGAGGTTTACTTGGAAGGACTCACAGTATGACACTTGTTGTTAATACTAAAAGGGTTAAATCAGCCCCAATTTTTCCGCCTCTGACCTGCTGATTCGTTTCCCTGCTGGTACCACTAGTACCTTTGCTAGATGATTACTTGAAAGCCAGCGTCGTTCGATAACATCTTCTTCGATGAGTATCGTGTCTTCTTCTTCTAGGGTTTCAAAAACAATCGTATGATCTTCTGGAGTGCAGTTTCCAGTGGGGTGGCCGCACACGATACAGGGACCTGCTTCCAAGGGAGCAAACTCCACTCCGGGGATGAAGGATTCGTTGTTTCTGCCGACCATTTACAGACTCTACACCAAGAGCGAGAGTTCTGGTGGGACGCGAAAAAGGGGGGCCGAAGCCCCCCTGTTTCACTCGTTAGGTTGTGGTGGGGACACAGTGGGGACTATGTTTTGTCACCACAACCTGTTTGATTTTGTGGGTTAGACGGTTTCGGTGTACCGTTCGTCTGCACCCAAAGCCTCGTATGCCTGCGAGTACAGTCGATTGTACTGCTCGGCATGCAAAGCCTCCAAAGCCTTGTGAGCCTTGTAGGCCGCTGTCATCTTGCGCCGCTGCCGAATCTTGCGAAGTTCGGCCTTTGCGTCGGCATCCTCCGTGTTTTTGGTGGCGGACAGGATGCTCTGTAGGATTGCCTGTTCCTCGTTGATAGTATCCACGGTTTTTCTTCTCCTGAGTTAGTAGGTAGTTACCGTTGAGGGAGAATGGTAACGAGGTGAAATTGTTTTGGCAACCTCGGTCTACGATTTTTTTTGTGTTGCTTTGATTGCTTGGAAAATTGTGAAGAAGATGACGAGCAGGAAAAAGAGTCTGGCGGAATCCATGAAACTGATGCCGGGTTTGGTGGCGTGAAGATTGGGATAAGCATTGTTGATGGTCATGTCGATGAGCATGAGTATGGTTCCGCCGAAGAAACTGATGACAGCAACGCCACCTAGAGCCACTAGAAGTTTGGAGATGTTTGAATTCTTTTTATGATACACTTCTTGGTCTTGTGACATTTTTTGTATAATCTTGTTGAATTCATTATCGCTATTCATGTTTAGTTACTTTCTTATTCACTATTTGGGAAATTCTGGATTTGGATAAGTCGAATTGTTTTGCCAATTCTGAAAGGCTGTGTCCTTTGGAGCGATAGAATAAGATCAATCGGTTTCTGGCCGAGTGTGAAGTAGTCATCGAAATGGATCTTACTAGTCCCAGAACCTCAAAGCAATGCGCTACACTTGCCACTAACCGCTGATAGGAGTTTGCCACATGCCAGTTCCTGATTCTTCAGACGACGAAGAAAGTCGTCGTCGTCGTCGTCGTCGTCCAAGAGTTGTAGATCGTTTCGCTCGCGGGGCGTCTCGGTCGGCTGCGCGTATTCGCGAACGTTTACGGGGTCGGCGTCGTAGCCGCTAAGGGGTAACTATGGCATTAGTTACCATTTCAGACCTAAAAAAGTATATGGATATTACGTTATCCAATACTCAATCTGATGCGGCACAGTTCATCTTGGACGGTTTGGAAGCGGATCTAGAGCATTACATTGGAAGGCCGGTTACGGCTGCTTCCTTTTCGGAGTCGCATGTTGCTCCAGCCAACTATTCTGGTTCGTCTCAATATAGTTTCTTCTACGATTACAATCTCGACAGGACCGGTACGGCTGTTGCGGATGTAACGAAGCCACCGTTTGTCTTGTATACACGCAGGTCACCTGTTGTTTCTGTGGCCAGTCTAACCGTACAGGGCCAGAGTGATTCCTCTGCCACGACTCAAACGGTTGGTACCGATTATGTGGTACGAAGATATGGCGTTGATATGTTTACAGTTCAAGATAACGATATAATTGTTATCAATTATACGGCTGGATTGGATGCCAGCGAAGATAATACGTCCGCGTTGAAATTGATACTATTGAGGGCCGCTTCTAGGGAAGTGCAGAACATGCATGACGATGTTGTGGGGATGAAAGACCTGACAACTAGAAATGTTGCTCCTCTTGCTACTGGCTTTACTGAGGATGAAATGAACTCTGTTAAACGGTGGCGTCGCGTCAGGATTGCCTGACATGTCCAGTGTTAGAGTTAAAACGAGGGTCTTTGGGGGCAGGAGACTTATTCGCCATTTTTTGATGGCCATGAAGCGCGGCGAAAGTTTTGCAGCGCAATATCGTTGGGCACGGCGTGAAATGATTCGATGGAACGCAAGCAACTTTGCCACTCTGGGCGAAGCATCTGGGAAACCTTGGAATGCCCTAGATACGGAATATCAGGCTTGGAAGATCGCTCACCATGGCGCAGTTCCAACGATGATTAGAACAGGAGACCTATACCGGGATCTCATCACACTGCGTGGGGGTCCGAATCATATCGGTCACAAGAGCGCA